CTGTGGCCGGGACAGGCCACCGCCCTCGATCTCTTTGTAGGTTCGGAATGTCATCCGTGCCCTCCGTTCAATGATGATGGGCGGGAACAGTCCCGCCCATCGTTGGGTTGATCAGAATACCACCGCCCCGCTCAGAACGGTGCGTCCTCCAAGTCGAGGTCATCCGCCTCCCGTTGCCACGTGGCAGCAGCCGGACCGGAGACCACCTTCACGGGTCCCCGGCCACGCCCGCGAGCGTGCGGGTTGAACGGTTCCGGCGCGGTGCCAGGCAACGGCGTCGCGGTCCGCTGCACCGGCTCGGGTTCCGGTTCGAGTTCAACCTCGACGGGGAGCAGCGTCGCATCCTCCGCCGGTGTCCACCCATCCGCAGACAGGCGGGTGAACACGCCGGTTCCGAGGATGTCACGGTCCGGCAACAGCCGTGCGATGATCGTGTCGAGCGCATCCTTGCGCGTGTCGATCCACCACTTCGCGTAGCCGCTGTGATCGTAGTCGTCGTCCGAGAACTCGACGCCCATCATGAGATCCGTGAATCCCGCGCGGACGTCCGCGATGCCCGCGTCATAGTCCGCCTTCGACAACCGCCCCGCCTTGACGGCTCCCGCACCGACAGCCGTGACGCTTTCGAGCCACGTCCGCATCTCGCTCGCCCGTCCTTGGCGCACCGACTGCGCCCACGGCACCTGCTTCGGCCCGCCTTCCAGTGCGACGCGCTTGCCTGCGTCGACGCTCGCCTGATCCGCCTCGACCATCTTCGCCTGATAGCACTCACGGCAATCCTTGTCACGCTGTGCCTGCACCCATTTGCTCGTGTCCGGGTTCGATCCGGCAAAGATCTGGATCACCTCGATGTGCCCGCACAGGCGCTCGATCTCGTAGTCGACCTTCTCCCCGGTCGACGCTGATCGCTGGAAACTGGGTACCGCCGTCCGTCGTGGTCTCTGCATGCTCATGATCATCAATCCTCAAAACTCATCAGTCGTCGCGGTCGTCACCGCACCGTTCACACCCGTCGTCACCGTCCGTGGCTGCACCGCACGCACCGTCGCGCGTGCCTCGCTGCCCGTCACCTCCTCGTATCCCGCCAGTCCGTCGCCGGACCCGTAATAGCCCGCCATCGCAAGCGCCCTGCCGTACGCGCTGGTCTCCGCCGTCTCCACCGGCGACGTCGCCTGCGCACCACCGCCGGACCCACGCGTGATCTCGCTGCTACCCTCGAACGTCCGTCCGTCCGTGAACTGCACCGTCACCACGACGATTAGGTAGTCACCGAGGCTCGTGTACCGCGTCACCGTCGACGCGATCCCCGACGGGCGGATGTGCTCCCCGTGTGCCTGGGCCGCCCGGTGCGCCACCGTCGCGTACGGCCTTCCCCGGATGTTCATGATCCCGCCCATTTCGTGTCCCCTTTCCTCGCCTGATCAGGAGCGCCGGGACCACCCCGAGCGCCTGCGCGATCCGTTCCACCGTCTCCCTTCTCAGCGCCGCCTCACGGTTCTCCCGCCCACGCTCGGCGCGGACAATCGTGGCATACGACACGTCGGCACGACGCGCCAGCCGCTCCATGGACAGCCCCTGCGACAGGCGAACCTGCCGTAACGTCTCGCCGGAGACGCGCACATCGTCCGCCTGACCGCGCCATACCGTGGCACGCGCAAAGTCCGGCATCAGCGGTCACCGCGTGCGATCAGCCGTCGCAGTTCGTGCCACGCACGCTCCAGAAACTCGACCTGCCGTCCGTCGTCCAGTCCGTACACCGCCCACGTCAGGTACAAGCCGTCCGACAACCGGCCCCGCATCGTCCGGCGGACCGCCTCCGGGATATACCTCGTTTGCACCCGTTCGAGCGCCTCGTCCGTGTCCCGCGGTACCCCGTTGTCCGCCCCATCGATGAGGAACTCCCACGCGAGCCGTGCGACCAGGTGGTCGTGCGCCCACGCCTCCACGTCGAGGGGACTGCGGAAACGCAGCCGCCCGTCCGTCGTCACCGCACCGGTCACGCTGACCTCGGTGATCACATCGTCCATCAGATCTCCGTTCATCTCATTCCCCTCTCTCCGCAATCAGATCGTTTGATAATCCACCGTAATGATGGCGCGAGAAGCGCGATGGCATCTCGATTCCATCCCGCTTCATCTTGTTGTATGCACGCATGTCAATCGGCTTGACGGACGGAACCACGGATTCAACCACAAATAAAGGACTCATCGTGTCGGTCCTGTAGTGATTGATGTCACGTCCACGCTTTACGCCACCCGCCGTCACCCGCGTGCAATAGAAGCCGATAGCAGACCAGAAGGCGTTGCTATCGGCACTGGATGCACATTTCAAACGTATTCCAGAGGCACAAGCCACACGCGCTATTGCAATCAACTCGCGCACGATGCTTTCACCAAGGTGCCTTCGGCGTGCTTCATAATCGATGCACGCTTGATAGATGACGATGTCCCTACCGGAATGTACGGCTCCGAACCATAAGTAACCGGCCGGAGACCCATTCTCGTAAGCGAACAAAACATGACCTGATTCAATTGCAGCATCTAACGTTGCGCGAGGGTAAAACGCGAGATCATCAGCGTTCAGCCTTTGCAATCGATCAACGTACATGCCAAGCGTGAAGTTGTTAGTCATCGAATCGCTACGCCAAATCCCGACCGCATCACCGCGAGTACCTCGTCCGCATCGACCTCGATGATGCTGTCGCCGTACACGTCCTCAACGAGCATCGCGAACCCTGACGGTCCGCGCTCGGCCGATGCCACGGCAACCGACGGCTGGACGACGCCACCGCGGACCGGACGACGGTAGCGCCCGTACGGACTGATCAGGTCCCACACGTCCGACCAGACTGCCTGACGCACCGTGAGCACGCCTGGACGATCCTCGACACCGTGGGTGACGACGGACAGGTCCGCCAAATGCCCGTGATCGCGCGTCACCGTCACGTCAGCGTCCGGATACGACGCGGTGACTTCCCGGTGCACCTGCGCCTCGAATGCGTCGCAGGATGCGTTGACATCATCGCCGACCTCGGGACCGACGCCGATCAGCGCCGGTGTGTACGTGATCTCGATCTCCACTGTTCCCCCCTTTCCGAAACATGCGGTGCTTCATGACCCGGTCATACCGTGCGACGGCGATCCATTGCACATCCGGCTTCGAATCACTGCTTCTGCGGATCAGTGCGACGGTGTTGCCAGTCTGGCCGGTCATCCAGCCTTTCCTCCTTCGACCATCGCGATCCTTTCACCAATCCACCGCACTACCGGCATCGCCATGCCGTTGCCGATTGCCTTGTACCTCGGCGCATCAGCAGCAGGCTTGCCCCGGTACGGCACCAGCGTCCAGTCGTCCGGCAGTCCTTGCAAGCGTTCGCATTCCCTCGGTGTCAGGCGACGGACTACCGTGCCCATACGCACGCCATGCTGGATGTTTGACGAGTCAGTGGGAGCGCCCGCGGTCAAGGTCGGATAGTGTGGTCTCTCGCACGCGAAGGAGTTGGATTGCTCGGATGCCGTGAACGCGACCGCCGGCATCACCCCACCATTTGCATGAGACGAATCGTGCGTGCCAGAACGCAGTGTCGGCGATAGTGGGCCGGCGTCTGCACCGTAATCCTTCGCCGTGAACACGACCGCCTGTCCCTGCGCCCCATCGAGTGTGTACGCCACATCCTCGGCCACACCGATGCCATTAGAGGAAGTCTGTGCGGTCTTGACCGCCAAGGGAAGTGCTGCCGTCTGAATAACCTCATGGTTCGAGTAGTTCTTGCTTCCATATGTGGTTGTCAGGCATCCATTCACCCTTTCCGCATCAACCTCGACGGGGACGAATGTCGTCCTGTCTCGGTCTGAGTTCCAGCCACGGCTTCCAGAGCCGCCGCCAAGCGTTCCGGCAACTTCTTGCCCCGTCGCTCTGCCCTTCGGAGTATTCCCAGGCACGCCTGCCTGCTCAAGAAGTACTTCGGCAGATGGTCGCCAGTCGTCTCCAAAATGTCCGACAAGGAAGACGCGACGGCGTCGCTGGGGTACTCCGTAGTGTTGAGCGTCCAGCACCCGGTAGCACACGCTATACCCGCATTCCCGAAACGCCGTGAGGATTGCAGCGAAATCCCTTCCTCCGTCACTGCTAAGGACTCCAGGGACGTTCTCCCAGACGATCCATCGAGCGCGTAGGCGGCGAGCCAGTCGCGCAAATTCAAGAGTGAGATTTCCCCTGGGGTCATCGAGTCCGAGCCGCTGTCCGGCGACGGAGAAGGACTGGCAGGGGGTTCCGCCCACGAGAAGGTCGATTGGACCAATTTCGGCAGGGATTTTCGTGAAGTCGCCATGATTGGGTACTCCCGGATAATGGTGTGCAAGGACCGCGGATGCGAACGGTTCGATCTCCGCGAACCCAACACATTCCCAACCCAGGCCTTCCCACGCAATGTGGTCGGTGCCGACGCCGGAACAGACACTGAGGTACCTCATCTCACGCCCTCTACCATCGCCTCGTACTGCAACCGTTGCCAGTGTTCGAGACCACGGAATGTGTGGCCGGGTCGCCCCGGCCCGTGTCCCTTACGCTGATGCGAACACCGGCGCGAGCATCTGGCCCGCCGGTACGGTGCGGTTGTCGATCCACCACGACGCGTCGGTGCGCTGCGCGAGGATCGTGGCAATCGCACGGCGGAACCGCTCGACCTGGCTGGCATCCGATGCACCAGCGCGCTGTGTGACCACCTCCTCCCACTTGCTGACGTACTCGGCCCGGATCTTGCGTGCCCACGAAACCTGCTTGTCCGACCCCTTGAGCACCGGCATCTCGACCGCGTCAGCGGTCACCGTCGTCGCCTGCTGCGCGATCCAGCACTGCTTGCAAACGCGGGCACCCTCGCGCTTGTAGTCGTAATTCCCGCCGTACACCTGCTCGGTGTGTCCGCATGCGCGTCGCATCTGCATCGTTCCGTTCCCTTCGCCAGTGTCCGCGTCTCCCGCCGACACCCTTATTATGGCAGGTGGCTATAGCCATGTCAAGGGTTTTTGGCACCAATTCCGGGCATTTCCCGAAACTCCTCTAATACATCCGCCCGTTGGCAATCTGGCGACCGAGCGAATCGAAGATCGGGCGCTTGACGACCTCGGACGCGGGTTCCGCGTCGTTGTCGTACCACCGCTCCCCGCGCCCGAGCACGATGACCTTGACGCGATCCTCACCGACGCGCCTGGCAATCGCCACCGCGTCGTACGACCGGTCACGGAGCGGTGCCCACCCTGCCCCGTGCGCATCGGGCATACGGCACTTCAGGTCCGGACGTTGACCGTCGCGGTACGGTCCGCACAACCAGCGCGCAAAATCGTGCCCGTCGTCCGTCAGGGTCCGCCACACGCCGCTGGCGACCACGTAGATCAGTTTCCCCGTGTCCCGCTGACGCAACAACCACGCGGTGTGTCCGTGCAACCACGTATCGTTGTCGGCCCGTCGTTGCCTCGCAGCGGCTGCGGCCTCGCGACGCTCGCGCATAAATTCCGCCACGTCGCGTGCCCGGAACCGCGAATGTCCCCACGACACGATCCACGCGTCGTATCCGTCCTGAAACGTCTCGCGCAGACGATTTGCGTTCAGCGCGCGTTCCAGCCGCCTCGGCGCCTTGCGCGTTGGGTCGATGCGTTGCAAAAACAGCGTCTGCCCCGGGTACAGCGTCACCCCGGGCGCTTCGAGGATCGCGCGTTCCGCCGCCTCGACGTCGTCAGCCTCGACGAGACCCAACATGTGTTCCCTCCCGACCTGGTTTGCCGGGTGCGCCCCGAACCGGCGCACTGTCCATTGGATCGTCACTGTCCCCTCCTGTACGCGTCCGCATCCTCCTGCATCGCGTCACGCAACGCACGAAGCCGCGTCACCGCCTCCATCAGCGTCACGCCGAGGATGGCATCTCCGCTCCACACGTCCCGCCACTCGCCGTTGAACGCGCGCGCCTTGGCGAGTTTCGCGGCTGACCAATCACGCACCGTGAGCGGCCCCACGACGCTGATCGTGTAGACGCCGTCTGACTCGGTCAGGCTTGCGATCTGCCTGCACTCGCTGTTCCGCTGCTCGCGATCCTCCTGGTCCCACCGGATCAGCCCGAGGTAATGCACCTCGCGCCGACCCTTGTTGACCGCGAACCCGCGGTATTGCGGTACCGCCTCGACGCGGTACGAGTGGGTATACCGCGTCGGGTCCATCCGCGGTGCGACGGTCTCGCGTTTCGTCGTTGTCATCACTTCCACTCCAGGCAGTTGTCACGCCATGCACGCGCCATGTCGATCAGGTGTCCCGACACGTGCGCCTGATAACCGTCGATCCTGACCTCGTACCAATCCAGCCGTGACAGGTGCCAGACTTCGAGGACGTGCCCGTCCGCCTCGACGCGGTCGACCGCGCGATCCTCCGGCCAGCGCGTGATCGCCAACTTGCGACCGATCAGCCGCCTCGTGTACCGCAAACGTGGCAGTTCCGCCTGCACCGTCTCCCGTGGTTTCGCCTTCGCCATTGCATCGCCCCTCCAAGAAATGTGGCCGGGTTTCCCCGGCCCGGTTTTGTGCTAGCCGTTGATACCCGCCCAGTAAGCCCGCAAGTCGTCCGCAAGAACCTTCGCCTCTGCCTCTGCGGCTGCCCAGTTGGCCTGACCGACCGTGAGTGCCAGTTCGCGCGTACGACGCGTGTAGATCGCCATCTTCCGCGAGTACATGACGTTGGTGCGGCTCGGAATGTCTGCCATCGCCACCGCCACGAGTGCAATGGCGGTGTCCCGATCCTGCTCAAGCGTCGCGTAGGATGAGACCGCCTTGTGCGTCACTACGCGCTTCTTCGTATGCGCGGCTGCGTAGCGCTCGTCCGTCCAGAGGATTGGCTTCTTGCGTTCCATTGTCCCGTTCCCTTCGCCGTTGTGGCCGGTTCCCGTCCACACCCTTATTATGGCAGGTGGATATAGCCATGTCAAGGGTTTTTGGAGGGAATTTCCAGAAATCAAAAAACCCGCCCACCCGCGGAAGGGAAGCGGATGGGCGGGCGACCGGACTGGAAGGGGAACCGGCGGCAGGAGAGACCGCCACCGTGTAAACGAGCGGTGCCCGCCGGTGTTTCGCACCGACGGGCACCAGGCGGGGGACGCGCGCAACCGGCGCTAGGGGGGGATCACGCCGGTTACCCAGTCGGCGTGACAGTCACGATGACGCTCACCACGGTCGCAAGCACGTTGTCAACCGCATCCTCGAACGGACGCACGTATTCGCCGAGGCCGATCAGGTTCAGCGCGGTGTCCACGGTCCCCGCGCTGGCAACCGCCTTCGCGACCCAGATCGTCGCGCGGACAATCGCGATCCCCATCGTCGTGGCCGCAATGACCCGTCGCCAACGACGCCGGAACGTGCTGATGCACGCGAGCACGCCCCTGAATGCGACCCACAGCGCGTTCTGGACCATCGACAGGCTCCATGTACACCGATGCCCGTCCCACGGGTTGGGTTGCCGTGTGGGACGGGCATTCGGTTTTGCGCTGATCCGGGTGGTTGATGTCCAAACCAGCGCGTGACGCACCAACAGGGTGACGTCTATGCCTAAACTCCGGGTCTCGGCAACCCGATCATATCACGCACCCGGTGTGCTTGCGCCACCGCCCGACCCGTTGGTGTACCCGTTCCCATTCGGCGCCTGCCCGGAGCCGCGGAACAACCAGCCCGTCACGGCACCCGCGGCACCGACGAGCGCGGTCTGGCTCGACTGGCTCCCGTCGTACAGCGCTGACCAACAGATGGCCCCGATCACGAGCACGGCGATGATCCCGCCGACCGCCTCGCGGAACGTGAACGATGGCACGTCAGGCGTTATCACTCGGTGCCTCGGCTGGCGCGGCTGCGGCTTCGAGTTCGGCCACGCGCGCCTTCAACGCGCCGATCTCCTCGATCCACGCCCCGAGGCTGGCGCTGTTCGCGGACCACGCCTTGACGGCGCGGATCAGGTCCGGCACCTCGCTCGCCGGATAGCCGGTCTCCGCCAGTGCGTCAGCAATGGCCTTGATTTCCGGTGTCATGTCATCCTCCTGGTGCGTCCTAGCCCACGCATCGTAGGCGTGCGCGACGGCTATCGGGTCGTAGTATTGCGCCGCCACCGCCTCGCGCGCCTGCCCCTTTGGCCAGTACCGCCAATGTGGCGGCTGCTCGCGGCTGACCTCGAAATGCAGGTGGCAATAGTCCCAGCCGCCGGACCGCCCCACGGCTGCAATCGCCTGACCACGCGTCGCCGTCGTGCCGATATCGCCGAACAGCGCATCGCTCAGGTGGCAGTAGTGCGCGTAGCATCCCGCGTACGGTCCCACGTCGAGTCGCCACCACTGGTGCAACCCGAACCCAGTCGTGTCCACCACGTGCGCCACGAGCGTCTGAGTGGTGATCGCGACCACGGGTGCACCGCAGTCGGCATTCCCGCCCGCGCCCGAGTTGAAATCGATGCCTGGATGAAAGCACCCCGCGCCATTGTCGTCGAGATACCCCCATCCGCCCATCGTCGGATTGTGCTCGGTCGCGTCAATCTGGGGAAACACGCTCATCCTCCTTGGACCACAGGTCCCATTCCGCTGACACGTACGCGTCACGGTTGCGCTCGACATGAGCCAGCCGGTACAGCCCCGGCTCCGAACGCACGTACGCGTGCAGGCTGCACCCGCATCCTTGCACCGCCATCGTCAGCGTCGCAAACCGCTGTGCATTCGTGCAATGGCGTCTGGCGATGAGCATCAATTCGTGCAGGCCCGTCCGGGACCCACCCGCCTTGATCCACGTCTCAGCGATGGTCGCCACGGCTCGCCTCGATGGAGTGCCCGATCATCGCGATGATGATCCACATCAGGATCGCGCCGATCATGACGCGGATCACGGCAGTGGCTCCGGGTCGGGTGGTGGCGTCCACACGCCGTCGATCAGCGACCACCCAGGCGGCACGAACTCGTCTCGCACCGCGTCGTAGGTGTAGCCGATCCCGGCATATCGCTTGCGTCGCGTGCCGTTGTACGACGTTTGCACCCACGTCCCGCCGAGCAGGTCGTGTAGGAACGTCGCGCCAAGCGCCTCATCCTCGCTGCCATCCGGCGTCGCGTGCGTGACGTCGTTCGACACCACGAGGACGCGCTGCACGATGTTCGTTGCGTCGATCTCAGCGTAGTGTGCCATCGTTACCTCGGGATCGCAAAGATGACG